CCATATAAACCTTTTGTTGCTGTAGTGCCAATAGATAGTGATCCAGCGTTTCTGTTACCAATAACGCCCCCACCAAAGTTGACTTTGACAATATCATTCTGCCATCTTTCTAATACCGAACGTGATTTGAAGTCTTCATCGTTAAGGATTGTTGTGCTGTATTCAGAAAATACTCTGTCTCCACCCATTTTCAAGCGGCGTCCAGCATTCATAGGAATTTCAATTGTTCCTAATGTTGATGATGGCAACGATGCCGCTCTGCACAAATATTCAACTGCGGCTAAATCATATCCCGTTGGCGCACTAATTCTAATTTTAAATAGATTAGGTCTTGACCCTGCGCCAATTGCTGACCTAAAATCTGATATCTTAAATGACATAACTTTCTCCTTTGTTATCTGTAATTATTTATCCCACGATTTCATTGAATGTGGCAGTACCTCTTACAGAAACGAAGTTAAGTTGAATGAAGTTAACAGAGCGAACTGGTTGTACGAAAATGTCGCATACAAATTCATTTGCATTTACAACGTCTTCTGGATTATTTGTTGCATCACAAATAACTCTGAATGCTGTAATACCTCTGCGTGATTGAACACTTCTTAAGTAAGGAGTAATCAAATTCACAAAGTTTGAACGTGTTGTGTCATCGTTTTGGTCAAACAATAAATTGTCTGCGGCTTGTCCAATTGTCTTTTGTAACTCAATAAACAATCTACGAACATTAAGTCTGTTTGTAGATGTATTTCTTAACGTGAATGTCTTGTCACCAAACAATACTGTACCACGACCAACTTGTGTGATAACTGGATTAACTGATGCACGATACAATGTATCACGTTCAGTTTGATTTGGATTGAAAGCCAAACGAACTAAGTTTTGGATACGACCAGCAACGAAACCAGCTGGAGACAACCATGGCTCACGATTCAAATCGTTACGTGCAATACAACCTGCAATGTCTGCATTCAATGGCACATAAACATATGCGTCATTGTATTTGTCGTATTGATATTTCCATCCGCTATCTGCAACAACGTATGTTGAACGTGTAATAGTGTCTGCCCATGAACTGATAGCGGTTGCTTCAGAACCAGCATTGTTAACAACGTTTGCTCTCAATGGAGAAACAGCAACCACAACGTCTTTTCTGACATCAGCAACGTCAGCAATAATTCTATTAATTACTGTTGCGTTTGATTGACCAGCGATGATGATTGACGCAGGAATTTCAGACTTGTTAGCAAATTCTGCATAGCCTGTTGTACGATCACCATCAGATACTGTAGTACCATCAGAACCACCAGCAAGTGAATATACTTTTGGTGCAACTACCGATGTGTATGTTGTTGGACTTCCAGCTACGATTAATGCAGTACCCCAATTTGTTCCTGATGCATCGTGATCTGTCCAACGAATCCAATTAGATTGGTCATTGATAACATCTTTGTAGTAGTTTGATCCACCATTCTCACCTTTAGCATTCGATGCTTTAGATACTGCTTCAAACTTCTCTAAAATTGTTCCTGGAACGCCTGTGATATCGCCAGTTCTGTCAATAACTGCAACGTGGAGTTCATCACCAGATGCTCCAAGAGTAGTTGCGGCAGAAGATGTTCCTGGAGCCGAATTGAATTCACCGAAATATTCCCAACGGCGAGTAGCAGAAGCGGCTGTTGCGCCAGTTAAGTGAGCGGCACTTAATGTGAATGATGTTGCGTTAGCGATAGCAGAAACTTGATTAGTACGACCGTTAAGAACAACTAAATCACCAACTTGCAACTGTGTGTTAGCAGTAGAACCAGTACCTGTAACAACTGTTCCACCAACAGCAACAGTAAATGTTCCAGTTAATGCTGAAGAAAATGCGGCTGAACTTGGGCAAGCAGATACTTTAATTGCATTACCTAATGCACCACCGTGTTTAGCAATCCATGGACCATTATCGAAAGATGCAGTATTTAAATATACGTCATCATTCTTAATCAATAATCCAGTACCTGCTGTGTTAGAACCTGTTGTTGCTTCTGCTGTTGCATTTAATGCTGTGTTTGCGACACGAACAACGAACAATGGAGATGAATATCCCAAAAAGTTTGCGGCAGACAAGAAGTCTACGATATTATTTGTATTTGGTTTACCATATTGAGCAACCAAATCAGATTCCGAAGTTACCTGAGTTGGGAATTCAATAGGACCCCAATTGAATTGACCAGCGAAAGCGCCGGCTGTGGAAGCGATTGACTGATTAGATGCGACCAAATCTTGTTCGGTGATCTTAACGCCTGGTGAAATGAGACTTATAGCCATTGAATTCTCCTTGTTATAATGTTTTTTTGATGTTGGGTTTCTTTAATTTATTTATAAAAAATCAGTTTTGTGAGTTTCCCAAACTTGTCCTGAAGCGTCTTTAAAAAATGCTTCTTCCTCTCCATTATTTATAAAACCAAAAGGTGTTACTTCTTCCTCAATCATTTTTATTCTCGCTTCATACAGTTCTTTTCGAATGTTGATATTTGTCAATTCTTTAAAGTATGAATTTGTTGTCAACCATGAGAACAGAACTAAAGGCATAACCAAATCATCGTGATATCCTTCATCCGCAGAGTAACTATTCTTTCTCTCAATAAACGTTGAAATTTCGGATATTGTATCAGCGTCTGTAATTAGAAGTTTTTTCTCTTCAACCATAGATTTGAAGTTAGAACAACCGATACGTTTTACCTTTTTGTCTGTAATAACACCAAGTTGTGTTTTACCTCCACCAAATCCCCCATTGACAACTTGTCCTTGGGGTGTTCTGCTAACAGAAATGATATTTTCATATTCATATTCTGCATAAAGAATCTCTGCAACTTGTTCTGAAGAGTTAATTTCAATTAGAACGTATGCTTCATTGTATTCTTTACCGATTCTGTAGAGTACTGACGGATACAAAAGCGGACTGATTTCATTGTTTCTGTACTTACCAACAATCTTGTATGGCATCTGACTTATATCGATAATCTGAAACGCTGAGTAGTCACCACCAACACCTTTAGCGGTATCTGCAATGATGCAGTATGCGTGATCCTTTTCTACCTTTTCATAAATGTCTAGCCCATCTTTCTGATACATGATAGGTTTAGCAGACATTTGTGCGATAGCGTCAGATGCAATGAGTGTAAGACTAGAACCCAAGAAGTTACATAGAACCTCTTGATTAAACTTCAATTCACCAAGCAATCTTCTCTGTTCAGATGCCCAATTCTCATCACGTCCAGGAATCTTCCAATAAGGAATGAATAGATTGACGAACCCGTTTCTATCGTTCTCTGCGTCATTCCAGAACTTCCAGAAGTGGTTATATCCTAGTGGGGTAGAACTTAGCAGAATCTTTGTCGTTTCACCAGCAGAAATCGTAGGATAAACTGAGGTGAAGAATTGTTCTGCTACATTGTTCGGTATGATAGCGGCTTCGTCAACGTACAATAAGTTAACTGACTTACCACGAATACCAGATGCGCTTGTTGCGGCTGTGAATACGATTGACCCATTCTCTAAAGCAATGTCACCTTTGTTCCATGTAGTGACACCTTGCTGAAGCCATGTAGGAAGATTCTCATACATGATTTGATAACGATACAAAACTTCTCTAGCGGCAGTTGCTTTGTTTGCTAGAATCGCTACAGTCTTGCTTCCTTGAAACAATGTGTACCAAAGAATATAGGCAGCCGATGTTGTTGTTTTACCTTGCTGACGCCCTTCCATGAGAATGACTTTACGATTTTCATGGATAACTTTTACTTTGTTCTTTTGACAATCATATAGTTTGAATGGCTGAAGCCCGTGGTCTAGCGTGACAATCTTACAATAACTTTCAATGAAGTATATTGGATCGTCAGCACATTTCAAGTATTCTTCAATTTCATCTTTTGTGAAATTGAGAGGAACACCTGACGCTTTTAAATTAGCATTTCCTAAATAGGATTTCGCTGTCATCTCTTGCCAATTAGTTTCTGTAACTCTGCTGTGCTACCAACAAACAATGCATTAGTTACATGCTGTGGTTGTTGTGTATCATCTTTCTTACTCTTCAAGTCTTTTACTTTTTTACCTAAGTCTAACAAATCTTTGTTGGTGTCTGATAATGTTTTAATCAACTGACCAACAACTTCGTATGCTCTTGGAGACTCACCCTCTTTAGCTAAGAAGATAATGTTTTCCATAGCAACTTTACCTTGCTCAATGAACAACTTGAGATTCTCTCTCGCATATTCATAGTCAGCATCTATAGAATCATCATTTGGTGCGCCAGTAGAAACAGGTTCTTTAACTTGCTCTACCACAGGAAATGATTGTTCAACAATCTTACCTTGCACATCGAATATGTCATTCAACTTATCATCAACAGATTTTTTCATGTAGGAATTGGGGGTGTTGTTTGTGTTTCAGTTATATCAAAGTTATCGTCACCAGTGAACGTCTGTATATTTATAGCTGTGTTATCAATGGTTGATGTATTGACTTCTGCGTTCGAAATATACTTGAACTTTCTACTAGGTCCGAATAGGTATCCTTTGATAGTAAAATCCATCTGCCATGAAAGAACTCTACGCCCATCAAAATCGCCTTCGTATGAATCGTCAACTGTGACTGAATTCAATTCAATTGGTACGTCCATGCTAAGTCCCAATTCGGGAACTAATTTCATTGTGACTGTCCAATCTGGTGTGAAGAACGGAATAATCTGTTCGACAATTTGTGTACCGTCTTCTGCATATCTAACTAATGCATATAGAGAGAAATTAATATCATATGGTACAGGCGTGTATGTGTAATCAAAATCTGTGCCGCCAGTATTGGTGCCTTTTATGATTTTGTGTGCGCTATTTAATTTTCTCGCTGGTGCATATGATATACTGGTAAACTCAAATCCCATTCTAGGAAGAGTAACGGCAATTTCACGATTTAACGTGGGATCACCTAAAACACGTTGAACAAATTTTTGCTTTGGCGAGTATTCAATAGGAACGCTGATTGTTTGCAGTTTAATTCCATCGCTACCATATCTTTCGACTTGAATTTCATTAAACAAGTTTCCAAACATAACGACATAGCGCCTTAACGTGCCATGATAAAAGTCGTGACCGAACATCATATTTAATAAGTCCTTGTAAGTGCAAATGGGTTTTGTTCAGAGAAGTCGAGAATATCACCGTCAATGATTTTCTGTCCAATTTCTTCGTTGTCTGCGGAAACTTCAAATGGTGTAACTGTGTCTCCTTCTGCAACAAGTCTAGTGCCATCTTCTAAAGCAAAGATATTTGATTCTTCATCCAATAGCTTTTCAATGTTATCAGAAGAGAGACTGTATTGATCTTCGATTCCATCAATATCTGCAACACCAGTATCAATTTTTTCGCTAGAGTATTCGTATCTATCACAACGCATTTCGTATGTGTATAGTTTACCTAGTTGAAAGAAGTTCTCAATGTTCTCTGTGAATTTAATTTCGTACATGTAATTCAGCATAGGGATCCAAATTAAGTCTCCCTCTCTTGGTCTCAGAATGCTTGCATAGTCGTATGATTGTTCATCTAATAGATAGTCGCCATCTTCATTCTTAAAGTTATATCCATACTCTGTTATGAATGAAGGCTTTAATGATTGTGTGAATCGTTTCTGTGCGACAACAAACGTAATAGATTCGTCAATTTGTAAACCAAACTTCGAAAGAAAGTCTTGTTGTCCTGCAAAGCCATCAAAACTCTTGATGTACAATTCTAATTCAAGTGCATCATCGAAAAGCAAGGATGCATCTTCACCGTAAATCTTATCTAAATTTACGTGTGTTCTTGGTAAATAATAACCATCTACGCCATAAATCTTGATAGATTCGATAACTAAATCTTCAACAAGATTCTGTTCCTGTTTGACAGGAGTGTACTGATTAAAATGACGATTACGTGCCATGAGATTAGCCTAGCATATCAGTAACAGGCAATGAGTATGAACTAATCATTTCTGATTCCATAGCTTGAATTTCGTCTGTAGCTTCGTCATATATCTTCTGCCCGTTAAAAGAAACTCCTCCTGGCATAGAAATGCCTTCGAATTTTTTCAAGTTTTCGCCCCATTGTTTTTTAATAAGTGCTGTGCAATATCTTTGTAGCCATCTATCATTGTACATATCTGTGTATGTGTCTGGATTGATTTTCTGATATGCTTCAATGAGCATATATTCTCCAAGCACAATCTTTTCACCCCAAGCAATGTCTACGTATAACTTGTTTGAGTGTCTTTGAAATCTGATGCCTTGTTTACCAACAAATAATTCTTCAGCTAAAGCAACGTTCTGCAATGCCATGTAATATGGCGCAAATGGTCCCGTATTGAATGCGAATAAATCGTTAAGGGCAATCTGATATCTCAAATTGAACAAGTTGTTTGTGGAATAACTATTACCAATCGGAAGAATATTGGTGACGCCAATAACAGAGTCTTCGATAGATAGGTATTTATTGTCTATGTCTTGTTGCGTAACTTGGCGTGCTAGATATACTTTTTCTGTTGCGTCATAGTGATAATCGTAATAGTATGAGAATGCCATTTCAATGCAGTCTTCAACTTGTTCGTCTGCTACGTTTATCTCTAAGAGAGGCGCACCCAATCTTCTGAGACAAAATTCTCTAACCTCATCTCTGGATGCTGGCTTGCTT